GACCTTGGTGCCTGTGAAGCCCGAACGATCCAGGCTGTTCACCCAGTATTTTATCTGATCCCAATTATACCCTGTGACTGCACCGATAACCAAATCACGCTGTTCCATAGTAACTCCATTAGATTCAGACTTTATTTAGTGCCCATCAAACTCCTATTGTAGCAGAATTTGAAGAAATTGTCAACTTCTTTTTATACGGCCCGCGTTTCACACCCAATCTAATCTTTGCCCAAATTATATTTTGTTCTTCTGTGTGTTTATAACGAGCACCAAGAGCCCTTTTATTGCCGCACATACGGCTTGATCTTGCCTGTCTTTGTTTAACGGTATGTTTCTTTCCAAGAGCAATTTGCTTCCCAAGCATACGCAACCGCGCCTTGGCTCTACTTTCTGGTGTCCTTAGTGACTCTGCCCTGGCTAATTTTGTAGATTCTTTGACCGTTGCCCTAGCCTGGGCCATGATCCAATTACTAAGAAACCCATGCCTCTTTGCGTGTTCGTCTGGATGCAAGGCCTCCAAGTTCAGAGGATCATCATTCTCGTGGTTCATATCTTTGTGGTGGATATGATAACCCTTTGGTATGGGACCATGGTGTTGTTCATAAATCTTCCGATAGTGCATTATTTAGTCCAGTTTTTAGCAACAGTAAAATTAGCATGGGAAAAAGTCAACCGGTCAACGATCTTGACCGCGTTACCAACATGATCTATGGCCACATAGCCCTCATTTCCTGTCGCCTGGTATCCATCTGCTGTTTTGAGGAATGTCTGTGTACCCTGCACTTGATTGAGTTTGTGTACGATCATCAATTTTGCATAGATCAAACTATTCTGAAGATCAAAAATTTGCTTGAGGTCAGAACGGTGATCTCGGAAGAATCCCAAAACGGTAGTCTTCTCTTGGGTACGCTTGCGCTTGGTATCAGGCTGCTTGGCTTCTCCAATCGCCGCGGTCATCTTGGTGTCTAACCAACGGATAAACTCATTTGTGTGAGCCGTGGTATTCTCAATCGCAGTACCCTCACGAATCTTGGTATTATTGAACGTCTTCAGCCATATACGATACGTTTCATTGAGGGAGATCTGATTTAGAATTTTGCCATTGATCCCCTGGAAGAGGGTGCCTGCTCGACTCAGCAAGGTGCCCAATTGCTCCGTTTCTGACGCGGTAAAGGTTGCGGTACCCGACTGGTCGACCAACGAGGCATCCCGAAACCAAACATCCTTCGAATGATTCAGGTAGCCAATGTCGATCTTGAATGAGGACTTGAGGGTAGCCATCGTCTTGCCACGATATTCGGTATGAAAGATAATACCCATCTGGGCTTTGAGAATGGCGTCAGCCAATGCGGTATGATGCAGAGGAATAGCATAGGTGATGGTGTTCGGGGTGAAGGTGATATACTTTTCCCCTTCGATAGTCTGTGAGTGAATATCTCCCTTGCCAAACATCATGTCACCCTGGAGGATGCCCTTGATACCTAGCTTAGGCAGATAGCGCAGACAGGTGATGAGCTTATCGCGGAGTCCTTCACTTTCATGATTCTTTTGAATGTCTGCTTCTGTGTAATTGAGCTTCGCATTCTTCGCAAAGACCCCTTTCGTACCCACGAAAAACTTGCCATTCTCAGGATTGATGCCACAGAACACCGCAGGGGCTCCATCCCATTTGGTCGTCACATTGATCGGCTTCTCGGTGTGGCCCCCCAACATGTCACGCAAGGATCGGAGAAAGTCGATGGCTTCACGGGCCCCGGCGACCCCACGGTTGAGTACCTGATCTTCCAGGTGCTCCATATGGAGATTCTTCTCCCCGGCTTCGGCGAGGTAGGCAATAAAGGGACGCATTAGATTTGCACCACAATCGCCGCGGCCGGCGTTCCTTCTGTTACCACAATACGACCAGCCGAGTCGCCTCGTGAGGGAGATACCCCATAAATTTTTGGCACACCTTCTTTGTCAACTGCATCAGGATCAAACCTCTGATCCTCTCGGCGGGCCCGCAAACGGAAAAAAAGATTATGCTTGTTGGCATATTCTTCCGCCTCAGTCAATTCCCCATTCAACTTCAACTCGTTAGTTTTTTCATTATACTGACCCACGACCTGCATAGAACCAATGTACATGTAGTCGATGGGTCCACCCATGGCCGCAGTTCCCAGTACAATCTTGATTTTGTCGGTTCGACCAATCCGACCATACACGTCAGGCACCTTACTACCAGCTTTCAACTTAATACGTAGTTTTTGGAAGACCACTCGCATGAATTTCTTTGCAATACCTGGAACCGCAATATTCAACCCTTGCAATCCACCCCCGGCCAATGAGGGCGCAGACTCCCCCTTTAAGGAAAGGTTGAGCATCTTAGTCCCCTTAGCCGTTTTGACATGAAGCACCACATCGGTGTAAGGTTCGGCCCCTGTCAATTGTCGGCCCATATACTTTGTGGCTTTAATAACCCCGTGGATTTTCTCTTTGCCAGCCACAACCGTAACAGGATTTTGCTTATTCTTACGAATAGCTGCCGTGATTTTGTCAATCACCCCACGTTCTTGTCGTTCTGCTGATTCACCTGCCATAGAGTCCTCCAATCCTCTATTTATGTGTCAGATATAGTGGAGGTACCCCGACACGATGTACTTGGGGTCCTGTTGCACTTTTGCGCCCCAATGGGGGTGAGTCCAGAGAGGAGGAAATATCAATAACCGTCCAGCCACGGCAGGAATGATCAATTCTGGTTTATCGGGGTTGATGCCAAATCCCGTTTCCCCACCCTGACTGGGGGTATTCAAGTACCACAGGAATGCCAGGAATCGACGGGCCGAGGCATAACTCCCTACATCGGTGTGTAAACCAAATTGATCCTTTCCGTTTGGCAAATAGCGTTTCATTCTGAACTGCTCGTAGCCAAACTGCCTAGGATATTGTACATCGAATTGAACACCCATATGACCCATGTAGACTTTCCACGCTTCTTGGACATAGAACACGAACAGATCATGCTGTTCTTGCCAATGCTGCGAGATATTGATTTCTTTGAAGTGTCGAACATCCTTGAAGTCGGTGGAGATTTGAAAGTCCCCATCGTTCGCGTTGAACATGGTTATCAACTGATCCATGAAGGAGCTTGGGAGGGCATCCTCCATCACCAGGACGCCAGGCACATGATTCGTGTCAAGGCTGCTTCGTTTCATACTTTTATTCCTCTAAATTTTGAAGTGTCGAATTTCTTATGCTCAAAAGGTTTTGGCACGTCTGGTACGGTTCCCTTTGCCTGACCCGATTGACTGAGGTTGGTCTGGGCTGAGGCCGCCACGTCATACAGGCGCATCTTGGCACGATCCAATCCTACCACAAATTTTCGATTCACGCTCTTGTCCATATACCGATTCTTCAATACCTTCACCATGTACTGATTGAGAGTATTCAATTCATCTGTAGTAATGATGGCGGCCATAAAGTCTGCGGTCGCGGGTAGACCTACGGATTCTGAGGTATCAGACATTTCCAAATCAGAACTATCTAGTCCGGCGCGGGTGGTTTGTGTGGCGGAGATAACGGGAACCCGAAACTCCACCGCGAGTCCACGTAACTCCTCGGCAATAGCTTTGATGTAGGTGTAGGTGTTGACATTGCCACCCATCTTGATTCGTGATGAACAGCAGATGTTCAGGTAGTCTATGAAAATCAACTGCGGGCGAAACGACTTCTTCAATGCCAGTTCGTTCAGCAAGGCGCGGAAATGAAGTGTGGACACGGACGCGGTGGGATATTCCTTGATAATCAGTTTCCCATGCGCCCGCGTCTTGAGCAGCGCAAACTTCTCATCGTATTCCTTCTTGGTCAATTTCTTGATGCTGTTCACTTCGACATTGAGTAGGTTGGCATCGATACGCTTGGCGATCTGTTCCTCTGCCATTTCCATCGTGATGTACAAGACATTGTAGCCACGCGCAACCGCAGCGGCCGCCATATGACACATGACCAGGGACTTTCCGACATTGATGCCTGCCATGAAAATATTGAGTGTCTTGTTCGAGAAGCCCCCATCAGTGATCTTATTGAAAAATTCTAGATCAAACGGGACTTTTTCCTCCACGGTATGATAGTAGGCATATCGTGCCTCATGTTCTTCCATGTAATCATGACCCACATGAGGATCAAAGGATATAGACAACGCTTTGGTGAGGATATCTGGACAGGCGCCGCGAGAACGCTTTTCTGTTTTTGTGGCTTTGTCCCCATCCATGATGCTAATAACGTCAAGCACCGCACCATGCAAGGCAGAATCTTGACAAAACTTTTCCGTTTGCTCGGTGAGCCACGAAATATCAGTGGTTTCCTTGCGGTCCAGATGCAATTGCTTGAGCAATTCCACCGCATCGCGCACCTGGTCTTCCTTTATGTCTTTCAGTTCAGTGAGATTGATAATCAAGGCTTCGTGCGTCGGAGAGTTCTTATACCGCTCAACAAAGGCAAAGATTTCTTTGAAGACGACTTGTTCCGCCGGCTCTTTGAAATAGGATTCTTTGAGGTAAGGAATCACCTTCCTCATGTACGCTTCATGATAAATCAGGTTCTTCAATATCGTCTGTTCGAGTCGGACCATTATATTCTCCTGATTGATTCTCGTCGGCGATAATCGCTACCAGCACGTCACCCAAGTGACTAATAAACTCTTTTCCGTTTAGAGACTCGCGGGTATGATTCGCAGAATCCCACACGGTATATTGAAATGCGAGCCGGTGCATATCCCCTTCAGGAACCAACTTCACATATCCATAATAAAAAATGACGTTCTCATACGGTCCACTGAGAATCTTCACCCCCTGAACGATTTCGTCGTTCAAGGGAATCTCAGTGAAACAGTAATCCTCATTCTCCTTCTTCAGCGGAGTCGGGTTCACCCTTGGCGAGAATTGCGCCATAAGCCACTTCATACTTCTTGCGAATAAATTCATTGAATTCCTCACTGGCTAAAATGGATGCCCAAAATTCATCATTCTTAGTCTTAGCTTCCCGTACCGCAGTCTTCTCACCCTTCTTCTGATAAAAGCCTTCTTTTGGTTGTGTGACAAATCCTGCCTCGACCGCACTTTCCAAGAGTCCAGAATACTTCTCAATCCCCATATCAAACTTGACCGTGAGAGGAAACTTTGAACCTTCCTTGACCTGGCGCGACTTCTCCACCCTCAGGATAAATTCATATCCTGCCAATTCATCTTTGACCTTTTCTTGTCTGCGTCCAACAATCCAAATGGTGTCGGCTGCAAAGTAGGAACCTGTTCCCCCGCCTACCACATCCTTGCTGAACATTTCCAGAGTCTTGTAGGTATGGTTAATCACCACCAACGGAATATCCTTGATTCGCAAGTGAGGGGTAATCATCCGAAACAGTGACTTGATTGCCTTGGCTCGCGTCATGTCGGCAACTGACTTTCCTTCGAGCGCATCATCCACTTCCTTGAGAGAAGCGAGTTGTCCAATAGAGTCAATGACAATCATGAGTGGGTCGCCACGCTTGGCTTCTGCTAACTGAATCATGATATCATGCTTGAGTTGTTCCACGTCTGTTATGGGTGTGTGAAACACACGCTTCATATCAATCCCAAACGTCTTGAAGTACGCAGGGGGAGAACCGAATTCTGAATCATAGAACAGGATAGCACCATCCTTGTGATGCTGCAAGAACGCACGGATCAGCATGAGTCCGATACCAGTCTTGAAATGCTTGGACGGTCCGGCGATCTGCGTCACTCCAGAAGTCAACCCACCTTTGAGACTACCCGACAGTGCGGCATTGAGGATGGGAATTTCTGTGACAATACTCTGACGTTCGCCAAATACCTCAGAGATATCTAAAACACTGGCGATATCAATGCTGCTAGTTTTCTTCAATCGATCCATCATGGACATATCATATTCTCCTCAAGACATTCACCAAACTACCAAACAACAAATCTTTTCCCCTATCTACCACAGACAGTTCCCCATATGGAACCATTTCGGGGTGTTCTTTCTTAAGCACATCTTTTACCACCCCATACTTCCACCCCTGTGCTTTCTTCTGCATCACCCAATTATGGTGAGAGGCTTTCGGACTGACATCAGGATCAGCCATATGAAACTCAACCCCATTCACATTCATGGCTTTCTGTTCGGGAGTCAGATGCGACCAAGCGGGCTGAGTGTAGTCCCCCTGAATATGACAATAGGCTCGATTATTCTCATGACACGCTTCTGCGATTTGTTCATAGGTAAGTTTCATAATGTCCTTTCATTATATCAGAGGTTGCGGGAAAAATCAAGCGGAAACTGTGCGATCATAGATTCCGGCATCATAACGACCGTAGCAATTGTCATTTCGGCAGAATAGCTGGCATTCAGAATCACCATCCCGGCATCCATAGACCAATTCACCACCGTTATATTCATCACCACACCGGGTACATAACAGCGGTGAATTGAGCATTCCTGGTGTATGGGGGAATCGAGATATGAGTATTGAAAATTTATTCTTCATGTGATTTTCCCCAATTCGGTTGACAGTTGCATATACTTATTTACTTTGGCTTCCTTTGCTTTCATTCGTTCTTTGTAATCTACCGGAAGCTGTTCAATAACACCCTCATCACGGCACATTTTTACTAATGTGCTCAGATCAATAAGTTCCGTCATTAGCCGATATTCAGCAGTCTTTTCCAAGGATGGCCATTCATGATTGGTACCAAACCGAAGACATTTCGATGCCCCCTGAACAACCTCAGCGGCTTCCTCCATCAATTGAACCAACAACATTTCTTTACGGGTCATGAGAAAAAATCCTCTAGGTTGTATTGTGGTTCTGAGTGCCAGTCAATTGCCGCTAGTACAATATTTAGAGGCTCCCGAAACGTCTTTTCAAACTGCATATCATAGTCCACTTGCTTCTCCAACTCAAACTCCTTCGGTATGCGTCGGATAAACGAGAGGACACTATCATCGAACATATTCCCAGGCTTCAGCAGAACAAACTTGACCTTTTCCCCATTCTGAATCAACTCATATTGATCGTTGAGTTTCAGCTTTTTCAGCCAATGATTAAAAATCAAGGCACCTTTGACGTGAATCGGGGTGCCTGAAAGATAGATGGCATTACCCATGCCTGCCTCTTCCACATACCCACAGAAATACGAATACTGCATCTTCACCGTGCCGTCCTTATTGCGATACTTTTCCATCCCATTACACCCACGAGGAAACGCAATGTCACTAATCGGTAACGAGGCAAATTCCTTTTTGAACTGCGCCACGAACTCGACCAACTCTGGCTCAGTGCCCATCAAGATAATTTTCAGTGCCTCTTTGATCTTCTCGCGCACCAGACTGGGGGTGGACGATTTGATGGCTTCCAGACCATGAATCAACATCTTAGGTTCCTTGTATCGGACCCCTTCACTGTCACACACATTCAACACATAGCGTTTCTTTGCAGTCCAGATACCCACATCAGCCAGGGCTTCTCGCTTCATGTTCATCTTCTGTGCGAACGCATGAGTATAGTCTGCCAACTCTTGACAACTGGTATCAAGGACTTTCTTCAACTTCGTTTTGTACACCTGGTCCATGAAATTGATAATCTTGGTAGTATCCCGTTCTCCCCTAAACACTCGCTTCACGAGAGGGTCCAAATGCAGGTACACCGAGTCGGTGTCTGAGGCAATCACATAATCTACATCGAGGGTATCCAACAACATATTCAGATACCGATTGATGTGATTACCGATCCATCGAATACTGAGTTGACCGGCGAGTGTGACCCCTTCGGCAATACGAATGTCGAAGTACCGGAAGTATTCGGAACCTAGGGCCCCGTAAGCGGAATTCAATCCCACCTTCTTCGCAAGCTGAAGGTTCTCGTAGCGAGAAATCAGCGCCGCTAGTTCTGCCTTTCGCTCAGGATCGGTACAGGTTTCCCGTTCCCTCTGGGCGTCGATTTGTTTGTTTTTGTAAATGACGCGAGACTCGAACATGGTCTGAAGAATTTCAGGGAGAAATCCTACTTTTCGCGTATCGAAGAACTGACCATTTGGGGTCAACGTACAATGCTCAAGCGCACTGAGATTAAGTTTCCGATTCAACATAGATTCAACATTCACACCTTGAGCTAAGACTTCGCGCATGGCATCCGTGTAATTCTCAGGCTCAATCAAAGTTTCCGGTGACATGTTGTATTGCATCTGAATATGGGGATACAGGCTGGTCGCATCGAGTCCCATAATAGAATGGAACATTCCGATCAGCGGGGCTTTGACATAGGCACCCTCATAGGCTTTATCTTTGTGGCTATGTTTGTTCGGCGGAACCACAATGCCTCTCGCACGGAGCCAATTGTAACAAATACAATCCCACATACGCACCTGGGTAAAACAATCTTCATAGTTTGTTTTGTTGTCATAGGCAAGCAGAATGGCCAGATCGATCAAACGACCTTTGGCATTCAATCGCTCAACTAACTGCACGTCATGGATGTTATATTCGATAAACTTTTGATAATTGTCGCGGTAGAGGGTATGTAGTGAATCATACTCAGAATAATCAAGTTTGCGTTCCTTCAATTCCACATGAGCAATGTGGTCAAGTTTGAAGGATTCTTGATTCGCATTCTTCGCATACTTGCGATAGAGTTGTAGATAATCAAGTGTGGCGAGACCGAGCAACCGATAGGTAGTCACGGGCTTGCCATAAAATTCTTCTTCTTTGCGAGTAATTCGACCCCAAGGACTCAACCATCGGGCCCGTTCTTCCCCCATCCCATCAGTCGCCACCATGCGATTGATAAGGTAGGGAATATCGAAGGTCTTGACATTCCAGCCTGTGATAATATCAGGGCTGCGTTCGCGCCAGAGGGCCATGAATTTATCGAGCAAGTCAAATTCATTCTCGCAACGGGTCCAGACAATATCCTCACGGTGCGGGGTGTAGTCGTTCCAGCCAAACACATAATACTTACCATCGTTGGAGAATTTGACCGTGATCGCAGTGACAGGATTGTTGGCTAATTCTACATCAGGCATTCCCCCATCTGACCCGACTTCGATATCGATAAACGCCGTCACAATAGAATCAAGGTTCCAGTGGATTTCAGATTCGGGGTGTTGATCGGCGATGAAGGCATACTCAAACTTGGAGTTGCCATAGATCGTGAAGCTCTCTACGTCCTCGTAGTTTTTGACAAACTCCCGCGCATCGAAGATGCTGTCGAACTTCATAGGACTGACAGGATTGCCTTGGAGGTTTTTCCATTGACGGTCAGCGGGGGCGGTGAGGAATCCTGAGGCGACTCCTCCGGCATCAGGCACAAACAACGTCGGCGCATACTCCATTTTCATGCGTACACGCCGACCGTTATCTATACCGCGATAGTAGATGTAGTTGCCTTGGCAGGAAACATTCGTGAAAAATTTCATCCTGTATACTAACACAACAGACTGAAAAAGTCAAGCACTAAGCCCGACCGACACCTGGTGGTAGTAACAATCCGCTCCCGAATGTCGTACCGTAGTTGTTCTCCAAATCACGAAGCGGTGTCACCACCGTAAGAATATCGTTCACCATGAAAGAGATACCGGTTTCCCATTCTGCCGCGTACTGAAGGAATGGTGCGAATGCCATGTTGACTTGCCCCTTTTTAGCAGGGTCTTCACTGGGCATCATCACCAATTGTACCGGTTTAGAGATCGTTACCGATTTGCCATCCTCATCCTTCTTTTCCAAGGTACCGAGAATTTGCAAACCATTGTTGAACATAATCAAACGAACTGCCATAATAAAACCTCCTGGTTGAATGAACTATTGACCGCCGTTCAGAAAAGGCGTGAGGTTGGGACCCGTCCAACCCTCTGGTTTCAGAATCTTACCATCAGCCCGCCGCTTCAGACCCCCAGTCACAGGGTCAACCTGAAGCTTGGCCATATTGGTGCGTCGAACTTCTCCCCAGGCACCTGGGACATCCCATCCACGAGCAATGCAATATCCCAGGACAACCCAGATTAGGTCCATCGCGCCATCGAGTTTTTGCTCATCCGTCACCGCATCACGAAATTCCTCATACTCTTCGTCCACTAGATCGGCATACACCTTGATGGTGTTCTCGTCTGTGACCCGTCCTGTATGCCCATCCACCTGTCCTACGGATTCAATAAACTTAAACACATCGTCACGCATAATAAAGACTCCTCATTATTTTAGGCCCAATAGCTTCTTCAACCAGACTACTAGGCGATAGTAAAACCCGTTGGGGCAGATGGAGCCACACGATCCACCAACAACGTGATGGTAGGAGTTGCTGGTCCTTCTAGACCCGATAAGTCGGTCGCCGTGACCCAGAATGCCACATTCAATTTCTGCCCTGTGGCAATAGGCACCAACAAGGAGGTGTTGATAAGACCACCACCAGCAACATTAGAGGCAGGCACTTGGGGTCCGCGAACGGCAGGGTTGTTCGCAATCTTGTAATAGACATTGGTATACGCCAAGTCGGCAAGCTGCGAAAGGTCTGTCTCAGTGACAGGTTCAGTGTATGTACCATCCACTCGAACGGTTGAGGAATCGACGATAACCATGATGGAACCTCCTAGCGAAAAGATGGGGTGGTCGGGGCCGAAGGGGCAAGATTCACTGTCTTGCTCACCTTATTTGAGAATAGCGATTCATTCCGAGCAGTATCGAATGCCGTCACCGCATAACACACAACTTGTGTGTTTCTAGGGATCATGATATCTGTGTATGCAGCCGTCGGGGCTGGTACAGTTGCCAAGTACATCAGCGAAGCATCTGCACAACTATTTATGCCGCGGTATACCTTGTATCCAGACAAATCCCCCTCACGATTGGGAGTCCAGACAAGGTCTATCCTCTTCGGTATTTGGTCAAAGGATACCAAGGGTGCACATAACATCACAAATAGACACACGACTGTCAGCCAGAACTTCTTCATGGTTGAATCCCCGATGAATAGACTATTTTACCACCTATTCGTGCCGCTGTCAAGACTTCTTTCTTCTGGTGACCCACCACATAGGACACATGGGCCCACCCACTCATCAGTTGACCGGGTGTATAGAATTCAAGGATGATTTGGTGATACTCCGGTAGATTGTCACGACACCAGATAGCGAGATCACCGTTAGTCACTCCTTCCACTTCAAAATCCACCGCCTGACCGAGGCAATGTTTGGAGAGTCTATTGATGGTGGAGGTCATGGGGTTCACGGACATATTGAGTGCAAGGGAACGATAGCCAGAATTGACACGGACGGGTCCAAAATGGCTTCTGACGGGCTCTAAGACATGAGTGCATAGTAGGACAAGGTTTGCCAGGTGTTCTGCCGTGGGGACGTTTTCTATACCTAAACGTACCGCGGTATCTGAACGAGTCATTTCTCTTAAGCTGAAGTGTGGGGTGAGTTGGCTCATACGGCTCCTTATGTCCACATACCACTGCGGGCCTTGACAATGCGCTGTAGCATATCGGTGTCTTCTTGTTCATACTGTGCTTCGAGGTCCGAAGCCTCTTGTAGTCGGCTGGATTCCTCTGCGGTTATCGGTCCTTTCCAATCTTTTCCATCCCGAAGCTCATGGTATGAGGCAAAGGGATCGATCCGGGCAGGTCGTACATGCTTCCAGAACCGATAGAGGGTGAAGAGTTCTTTGGCAGCATTGGCCTGCCTAGGATGATCCGTGAGTTTCATTTCCCATCTGAGGTGATGAAGTCCTCTGAGCGCATGAGGAGGCATGGGTACCAACCAATGAATTACCGGTAGTTCTCGTACACGGCGACCCCATGTTTGCCAGCGAGTTTCATAGCGGGTCGAGAGAAAGTTACCACACTCAATTTCAATGTAGTCCACCAGCAATTGAAACAACACATACATCATGACAGAATCGGTATCATGATAGTGTCCCTGGGGATAGTCAGGGTGCTTGATAATCACACGATCACTAGGATTGATCCACCGGTTATGCACATAGGCGAGAGGATTGGTGACATATTTACGGTAGAGGTTCGACCATCTCATAGTCCACCATTAGGGTCATTGGTAAAGGCTTCAGCGGCCGTGGCACAATCAGAGGCTTGCCCGTATCGTTTCACAACTCGCTCCATTGCAGTCATGTGTTGGTCCGTTCGATCTACGAATTTTCTAGATTTGGGTACTCGATATGGACAAGGCAGCACATTATGAGAAATAGTATGATCGGTGAAACAATACCAACAGGTCGTCAAGCCATTGATTTGACAACCCGTATGATGTTCAATAGGTTTCTTACAGACACCACAGATTACTTGGACTTGTTGGGCACTAGGCTGAACCCATTGGGGGTTGTTGTCCTTGAAGATATCATCGGATTTCATAATGAAAACTTTCGGTATTGGTTACGTGCTTTGCGCTTTCGTTTTGGAGCTTTGCGCGGTTTGACGACCTTGGGACGTTTCTTGAGGATCATCCCCACACAGGCTTGGTGCGCCAGAAGGTCGTTCTCGTTGTGATTCAATTCATAGAGCATCAAGTGCGCTTCGGCATGTTGAGAGAGGGTCAGACGCACGACATTATCTTTGGCATTGACCCCATTTAAGTTACCGAAGCGTTCAAACCATTCATGTTTGGGAATAATGTGGTGTAGAGGCAATGGAGTCCTTAAGGCACCGTGAATCTTGTCCGACTGAAAATACACATACCTAGCCATAAGGGCGGCATGGTCTCTATTGATGCTTCGCATCGGGGACGAGTAACGAATCTTTAGGACCAGGAATTTTAGGTCATCTTGAGAGGACCGGACTCTTTTATGTATGTGTTCTATTTGACCCGGATGTACCGAGAAGGTGGTTTTTGATGATTTATTTTCAACATTAGAGAATTATAATGTTGCCGCTCTGGAAGATTTTTGATAATTTCCTCCAGAGCGGCAGAACATTAGACGATCACTAAGCCCTGAGCATTGGGTTCAGCAATAGGGACCGCACTTGTGGTTGCCACAAACGCGGGGCCGCTGGTGGTATCAACAAAGGCGACCTTGACAAAGCCTGGTCCCTCATCCGAGAGAACCAAAGCGTTGAACTCCACAGCGTCAGTTGCGCGGATGAACGTCACGACACTACCAATAGCTGGATTCATAGAACCTCCAAAGAATGTTAGACTGGGGGTTGATCACCAACCCGCTTCTTCCCGATGGTGTATTTAGTTACCAATTGCCAGTCAGTTTTTTCTTTGTGGGTGATGATTTTGATTTGATGAAGAGGAGCCACTTCAACCAACACATCAGGCTTGACGAGGCTGAGGAGCCCCCATTCTGCGAGAAGTCGAGCAATGGCATTCGTTCTAGCGACATCGTTCTCAGAGATGTCCGTAGGCTTGCCATCGAGGGCGAAGAGTTGTTTGAAATGGAGAATGAAGTAGCGGCCGCGCTTATGGAGGATATGACAGGACTGATAGAGGATTTTCTCTTTACGTGACGCGACACCGATACGCGAGAGTGTTTCACGGACCTTCAAAAAATCGTCGGGGGTTTTCAAGAGGATTTCTACGCACGATTCAATATCAAACATAATAACCTCACAGAAATGTGTGAAGTTATTTATGGTTTCGGAGATTTGGCTTTATCGATCCTCTTTTTTTCTGCTAGATATATGTGATAACCACCGTTGGTTTTTCGCGGGTGACCGTCCGTCATATTCAGGCATAAAGATTCAACCCCAAAACTCCAAGCTATCTCCCGCAAACTCCTCGCAACGTCTGCCTTGTGGAACATAGCCTTCACTTTAAGTTTTATGCGCCGGTCTGACATATTTCCATATTTTTTCCATGCTTCTTGTATCATGATGGCTTCACGGGCCTTTAAGGTGTAGTAATTTTCTTCTGAATATGGCTTTGCGACAAGTATGGTTCTTTGTTTGGTGAACGATTGGTTTTCCCACAGTGGAGCACATGTCACAGGGGACCCCATGTATGGATCATCGTTGAGGTTCTCAAACTCGGATAGACGTATCCCGAAATAATAAAGAGTGGGTACGCGAGGTCTAACCAACCTGATCCCATACAAGAACACCCAGCGATAAGGTTTATGAAATCTTGGGGCGCGACTTTCCAATTAAACCACCTTTATTGATGAGGGTCATGACTTCTTCGATTTGGGTAGGACTGAGGATTCTGAGGATTTCTGCGGCCTTGCGGTCTGAGCATTCCCATACCTCTTTGACCGCTTCCAGTGCCTCGTTCTCGCCGGGCTTGGACCACTTATGGAACCCCCGGCGCCTGGAGCGAATGGTATTGAGAAGGTAGTGGTACTGCAATTTCTTATCGAGGTGATGCCTGCGGTTCATCTCGTTGGCATACAGTAGGCAGTCCATCTCATAGGAAAGCGTCTTGTTGATAACGAATGCCACATAATCCTTCTCTGACGGAGGATCAGTCATCAGATCATGTTTGCCGACCTGGATTTCTTTTACAAACTCAAAGGGGGACATTATTTTCCTATCCTTTTTCTTTGTGCCTACAGTTGTCGAAATGATAACGGATCATGCCACTACCACCACCGATTGTTGTACAATGGGGGCACACAACCTTTGGAGATCGTTTGTGTGGCTTTCGCATTTTTTGTAAAGTTTCTTCGGAATGTGTGTATTGACCCCTTCTTCTTTCTCCGGCCGCAGCCATGTTTGCTAATGCCTGTGCGCTATACTTCATTCCTCTATTGCGAGTGTGTCCTTTATGCTTCGCTCCTATCTTATCCTTGGTTGCTTGAGAAAGGACTCGTCCGAGAGATTTTTGAAGACCTTTTCTTTGTGTTGAAAATATTGCCTTTGTTTCTTGGGAGTGAGTTTTTCCTAACATTCCTTTTGATGGATGCTCTTTCTGATACCTAGACATTTTTTCAACATGCTCTTTTGATTTCTTTACTCCTGTCAAACTGAGAGATAGTTTTTTCCTTGTTTCTTTAGTAACTACGCGGCCGCGCCCTGATACTGATAGTTTTGCTCTAGTTGCGTTGGAGACTTTTCTGCCTTTGGCAGAAACACTACAGGCTAACCTATACGCTTCTTCCCCATTGATATGACCAGCAATACATTGGGATGCAATGTGATCGTATTTGTTGTGGTTGAGTTCATAGAGAAGTGCATGGACCTGGGAATGTTGTTCCATAGTGAGATGAACGACATTATCAGGAGCATTGAATTCCTTATCGTAGCGAGTCACCTTTGGGTTGATTCTAACTCTCCACTCATGTAGGGGTATAACATGGTGCTTCAAAGAAACTCCACACCCATCATGAGTTCTACCAACAATGCCATCACATTTATTTCGGCGTCCGCCACGAATGCCCCTTTGTACTGATAGTCTGCCAGCAGCAGTACGACCTGGGGAATCGATTCGGGCTTGACGATGGTGTAGAGGTTGTCGTAGAGCTTCCTGAACAAGGTGGTCGGTTCCACATCATGCGACCCCACCCACTTCCTGAGCGCCCCGAAGTCTTTGTCCTTGAGGTACTTCACCACTTCGACAATCTCAAGATCGCCCAATTGACTGAGTAATCCCACATCGATCTTCCCGAAGCTGGAATATCGCTGAAGCTCATTGATGATACGGCGGAAGTCAGGGAAGAATTTCTTGATGAATTCAACCAGTACCTTTTTGTCGTACTCGATTGCCTCAGTGGTGAGGATCATCTGCACCCGTCCAAAGAAGTCAGCGGCCATCCTCTGTTTTTCGGCATTCTTCAGTGTGAAATCGACCACAGCACAGCGGGAATGGAGCGGGTCAATGATTCGACCTTTGAAGTTGCAGGTAAAGATGAAGGAACAGTTTCCAGCAAACTCTTCCATTGCGTTTCTGAGTGCGGGCTGGGTGGAATTGGGGTTCAGATAGTCCGCTTCATCGATGATGATAACCTTGCGTCCACCAGACATAGAGAGGCTTGACGCATAGTTCTTGATCTTGGTGCGGAACACATCGATCCCCGATTCGTCCGACCCGTTGATGACCAAGTAGTCACACCCAATCTCTTCGCACATCGCTTTCGCAATGGTCGTTTTCCCAACCCCCGGTCCACCAGAGAGCAAGAGATTGGGAATCATTTGCTGCTTGACGTACTCCGCGAACGGCTGCTTCAGTCGTTCGGGTAGAATACAGTCTTCCACCGTCTGAGGACGATACTTCTCAGTCCATAGAACGTGTTTCATGCTCATGTTACTTTGCCTTTTGTTCTAAGGCGATCCAATATTGTAATTTGCGAGCGGTGTTTTCAAAATGCGCGACACCCTTCGAGGAAACGGTGACTTTGTACGTCCCTGGCATCATCTTCCAGTTCTCCATCTTGAACATAAAGAAGCAATCAGGACCAGTGTGGACTTCGACTTTCAATGTGTCGGAATGGGCGGAATCGTTCTGCCCGTCCAACAAACACAAGGAGAGGAACCCATCCTTTCCAACCACGGCAATATTGGGGCACCCTAAGACGCTAGCAGACTTAGTGATCCATGCAAGATCCCCCTCTGATAAGAGGAAAGCGGCATCTTCGGAGGGTACCTTGATGTTGCTGTCTGGTGGGGTCTTAATGTTCGACACATCACAGCAACGGTACGTGATTCGGCTGCGATCCTCAAATCCCTTGATGATGACATCGTTTCCGTCAATCGTGATCTCTGGTGCTGTTTTATGTAGCGAGAGGATGGAGAGGAGTTGGTTGAGTTCAAAAATACCAAAGTCGGTAGGAATGTCCTCATCGATAGTGGCTTCTGCCAAAATCGTCTTTTCCTTACTGACCGTCCTCAACAGGTTGCCCTTGCGGAACATGAGCGCCGTGTTGATGCTGGCATAATTTTTGAGCACGTCGAGTGTGTTGTCTGACAGTTTCATAGGGGCCTCACAAGTAAATAATGATAAAGTATAGCACAACGCTACAGGGAAGTCAAGAACACATTTTGGTTTTCCATCAGGAAGCGCACATTATCTCTCAGGTCGGCAAGTGTACCGTCATTGTAAATGGTGTGATCGACGGGGCACCCTACCCAATCCCACTCAGATTGGTGGATGTCCAGACCTTTCATAACATTGATGGAATTTTGAACCCCTGCGTTTGCTTGTTCGGCAGTCAAAATCCAATATGGTTCAGCACCACGCCTGACACGCACCACAATCCCACCTTCTTTTTGAACCGCGGACACCTCGTTCTTGAACCGCACATCAGTAATGACCGTATCACCACCACGCTGACCACAGCGATTGAGCAGACTCGCCACCCAGAGGTCTTGGTGGAACACATTACGACCCGCTTCTGTACCCATGAGTTGTAAGGCCAGTCGTGGGGTGAGGTCGTATCCGAATGCCTTAGTCCAGAATTCATCAGGGACTTCCCGCCATTCCCGCGAGGCTTTTGTCGCCCCTTCAAGCATCTGCCGGTCCCACCCAAAGATGTTGGCGACCGCATCTTTGAGTGGTGCCGCAAAGGAGTCCTGTATGCACCCGTGATCCTGCACCAGCAATTCACCCACGGTGCCCTTGCCACTCCCTATAAACCCTACGAGACCGATAATCATAATTTCCCTGTCAAGTCAGCGATCTTTGCCA